TTTAGGAAGAAAATTTATCCTGCTTACAAAGGACATCGAAATCGTAAGAAGCCCTGTGGGTATCGAAGAGTCATCGAAGAACTTAAAAAAGAATACAACGTCATCAGGATGCCAGAGCTGGAAGCAGATGATGCTATGGGTATTTATGCGACAGCTAATACTGGTAATATCATTGTTAGTCCTGACAAAGACATGCGCCAGATTCCTGGTCGTGTCTACAACCTAGACGAAACGATTCACGTCACACCAGAAGAAGGTGCTAGGTGGCATCTGATCCAGACACTGGCTGGTGACCAAACTGATGGTTACAGCGGTGTACCTGGCATTGGTGTGAAGCGTGCAGTGGCTTTGTTTGAAGAGGATGGGTACAGCTGGGAGACAGTTGTCAAAGCTTTTGCAAGCAAGGAACTCGATGAGGATGCTGCATTGATGAACGCACGTCTTGCACGAATCCTTACATGTACTGACTATGACATCTCAAACAAACAAGTCATTCCTTGGACCCCCACCCCCGGTTACAGAGCTGACGGTGGAGCAGGAGTTCAAGATGAGACGGCTGACGGATCTACTACCGAAGGCTGATAAAGAAGATATTGTTACTGTCTACTTAGCTCTGCAAAAACAAAACTTTGTTCTTGCTAACACCGTAAGCAATCTAATCAAACAATGGCCAAATCACCCACACACTACACAAGAGGAGACATAGAGGTCTGGGATTTCATCCGAGACCAAGGTCTCAATTATTTCAGAGGCAATGCTATTAAATATATTTGCAGAGCCGGTTTCAAAAGTACTAGCACAGAGATCGACGACCTTAAAAAAGCTATCCACTATCTTGAGAATGAACTACAACATGCACTGTCGCAGTCAGAGTCTGCAGGAACAAGCACAACAATTCCGGACTGCATATGGGATGAAGAATGGGATTGGGAGTCGGACTATGCAACGGGCTTTGATCGATGAAGAGTGTAAGGAGTTCATGTATGCCTGTGACAATGAAGGCTACGAACAAGAGCTGAAAGAACTGGCAGACCTTGTGTATGTCTGCTTTCAGTATGCAGAAAACATGGAGTGGGATCTAGAAGAAGCTATGTTCCGTGTCCATAAATCAAACATGTCCAAGCTTGGACTAGATGGTAAACCCATCCGCCGTGATGACGGCAAGATCCTGAAGGGTCCTAACTACGAACCACCTAACCTAAAAGATATTGTTGATGGCTGAATTGATTAGTCGCACTGGTCGTGTGCAGAGTTGGATTGACGATCCAGCTGGACGGTTGCCTGTCAGTTGCACCGTATTTGTTGTAGACAACGAAATGGAGGGACCAAATGGAATCGAAGCGTCTTGGAGATTTGCGTCTCACGCTTTACGAAACGGCGCAGGAGTTGCTATCCATCTATCGAGACTCGACGCCAAAGGCTACGAGAGAGAGTCTGGGGTCGTTGCGAGTGGTCCTGTTTCATTTGGACGAATCTACTCGGCTCTTAACGAAACTCTCCGGAGGGGAGGAAAATACAAAAATGGAGCCATAGTTCTACACCTTGATGCAAACCACTCTGACCTACTTGAGTTCATCAATGCACCCCGTGATGTATTGCCATGGGTCAAGCGTTGTGTAGATGTATGTGATGACTGGTGGAACGAGCTGCTACCAGACGTCAAAGAGAAAGTACTCCTAGCTATGAAGCGTGGGGATGTATGGCTCAACAAAGTTAAGTATGACAATGATGGAAACCGAATCTATGGAAACGTCTGCCTGGAAGTTTACCTGCCCTCACGCGGAACATGTTTGCTTGAACACATCAATCTCTCTGCCTGTGAGTTCGACACAATCCCGCGAGCTTTCACTGAGGGTATGCAGGAATTGTGTACGCTCCACAGTACAACTGGCGTTGGTTCTACAGGAGAATATCTCTCTCCTGAACGAGACAGACAAGTCGGCCTTGGAATGCTGGGACTTGCCAATCTCCTCGGACGTTACGGAATAAGCTACAAACAATTTGGTGATGCTCTTGAACAATTCACCTCAGGTGAAGTCAAGGCTTCCCCTGCCTACGAGCTGGCCTCCCAGCTTGCTGCTGGCATCGAGCAAGCGGCGTCCATCGCTAGGCAACACAATATGGTCAGAGCGTTTGCAATTGCTCCCACAGCGTCTTGTAGCTACCGCTCACGAAGCATTGATGGGTTCACTGCTACGCCTGAAATTGCACCACCTATTGCACGGACTGTTGATCGTGACAGTGGGACGTTTGGTGTACAGACATACGACTACGGAAACGTAGAGATTGCTTCTGCTGTCGGCTGGGAAGCATTCAAGAAAGTTGCCGACAACATTATGATTTTGTTGGATAGGACTGGACTTCTTCATGGATACTCTTTGAACTGGTGGTCAGATATGGTCACCATGGATGAGAGCTTTATCGAAGAGTGGCTGCAATCGCCCCAGACTTCCCTCTACTACTCCCTTCAAGTGATGGGTGACGTACAGGACAAGTCAAGCGCATACGCCGCTTTGGATGAACTGGAGGTCAACGATTACTTGGAGGATCTTTTAAATGAACCTCAATGTGATTGTCAAGAATGAACCCTTATCAGAAACTAATTAATCGTAAACGTAAATGGACACCTGTCCAAGTCGAAGCTGGCAAAGTAAAGGAAGGTGCGGAAGATGTTATCTATCGTGCCTTGGCTTTACGTCACATGGAATTACCTGTAGGTGACTTTATTAAAGATGCACTCACTACTGAAGTACCAGAAAGCGCACGTGATCTCCTTCTGTCTAATGTCACAGACGAAGAGAACCACGACGTTGCACTCGGTTACATTGCCAATGCTTACGGCGTTGATGAAAAGGCTGAAGCCGAAGCACTCAAACTACGACAAGCTTGGATTGCACATCCAGATCACACGATTACCAAAGCGATGGTTGCCGAACGTGCGATCTTCTTTGTACTCCTGCCGCTATTTCGGTTTACAGGTGACGCTGGCATGAGAACCACCTCTGCTGATATTAGTCGTGACGAACAAATTCATGTGGCTACCAATAGTCTGGTTCATACTGAGTTGGGGTATAACATCAGTCCTTCTCTTGATAAGCTCCGCAAAGCAACTATCAATTGGGTGATGCAACCGCTTGGTAATAGCCAAGACAAATATTTGAACAAACAATTCTGGCTGTCATCTAGTGATCGCCTGATGTACGAAGGCAAAGCACCTGAGCTTGCCGACACTAAGGCTGCACGTATGCCTGCTTTCTTTGAACATAGCAATGTCAATCTCCCCCAATATGCTTGAGGTCTTCGGAATGGAAGCCCGAGCTGTACTAACTGAAATGGAGGACCGGTTCCCACCGGTCACTCCTTCACCAGAAGATTCAATTGAAAAGATCATGTACCGCTCTGGCCAACGTTCTGTTGTGGAGTGGTTAGTAAACCGACTTAACAACGAAAATGACTGATAGCTTTAGTATTGCGGATTTGTCTGAAGAAGAGAAGGACTATAGACTTGGTTTGTTTGATAAGTTTATGGACCGTTCTAAAAGTTTACTGGAGGAACATCATAGACCTCTACAATATCAATACAGTGCACGTGACGTCATCCAATGGTCTGATTTTAAGGATACTTATAAAGATGACATCAAGAGATCCTTTTTACAATTCAGACATGCTGGCGGCTCGTGGGAAACATATGAGTTTGAAGGTAATAGCGACCGCGATACAATGCAAACCGCTTGGCGTTTTGTTGAAGGGCAAGTTGACCCTGATCAGGTAGAGGCAACTATACGTGCTGAACTAGAGGATAAGTATTCTTTAAAAATTGAGCCTAGCTACGAGCCTGGTTCTAGTATCCCTGATTTTGATAAATATAAAATTGAGCGGGAACTTGCTGACTATGATGACAACAAAGGTCTCACTCCAAAAAGTGAAATTAAAAAGCCTAGTGTTAAAAAGTTTAAAATTCCTAAGAGTGTCCGCAAGTATGCCGCAGGCGTCTCAGGTAAACCCGCCAATTCTGCCAAGATGGCTATCCGTGGTTTGAAACAGGCTACAAAAACTTATTCTCCAAACTTTATCTCTGATTAATGGCTAAACGATTCGGTGAACTATCTAAGAAAAAAAAGCGAAAGATTCTAGGTAAACCAAAATATCAAGGTCTCACAAAAAAGCAGGTTCGTAAGAAATATAATCAAAGCAGAGGTTTGTCTAATAGGTCATCATTGAGCACAAACAACTCGTCTGGCAGTAAGTTAACATCAGCCTCCTTTGATAACGCTACTTCTTATGCTCCGGGTGCTTCGACTGGTAGTCCCTTCGGGCCTAACACCACAACGTTCGCTCCGGGTGCTTCGACTGGTAGCCCCTTCGGGCCTAACACCACAACGTTCGCTCCGGGTGTTTCAGTGCAACCTGCACCACAACCTACACCACAACCTACACCACAACCTACACCNNCACCACAACCTACACCACAACCTACACCACCACTTACACCACAACCTACACCACAACCTACACCACCACCAACTGACTTTGAAGGCTTAATTGCTGATTTGTTGGAACAACTCAACGAACCAGTGGAGCAGCCTGATATTAATTTAGAAATGCCCAAACCACCAGGCAAGCGTACTAGCACTTACGTGTCTGGCGGATCAGCTGGTGGTATTAGAAGGCGTCGTTCTAATCGATCCAAACTAGGATTCAGCGGTCTGGGTACAAATCAACTTAATCGTAACTTAAGTAATCTCCTTTCACTTAGAGGTATTAATATCTAATGACAGCTAAAAAAAGATATGATGAGCTGTCAGGTGAACGCTCACAATTTTTAAACGTAGCAGAGCAAGCCGCTGATTTAACTCTTCCTTATCTTATCCGTGGTGAAGAACAAAGCACAACGGGTATGCGTCATTTACCTACTCCTTGGCAATCAGTAGGTGCTAAGGGTGTTGTTACTCTTAGTGCAAAATTGATGCTTGCACTGCTGCCTCCACAAACAAGTTTTTTCAAGCTGCAAGTAGACGAAAGTATGCTTGGTCAGTTTGGCCCAGAAGTTAAATCAGAACTTGATCTTTCTTTTTCTAAGATTGAACGAATTATCTTAGATGCCATAGCGGCGTCTGATGATCGTGTTGTTGTACATCAAGCTATCAAACATCTGGTAGTGGCTGGCAATGCTTTGTTGTTCATGTCAAAGAAAGGTCTTAAGCTGTACCCTCTCAATAGGTATGTATGTGAAAGGGATGGTAATGGTAACGTTGTAGAGATTGTTACCAAAGAGCTTATCAACAAAGACATTCTTGAAGAAGTCTTTCCTGGTTATAAACCTACACCACCTGAAGGTGTCAGTGATTCAACAGTTGGCATCGGTGAGGACGTTGAAGTCTATACACACATCAAACGTGTAGATAATAAGTTCAACTGGCACCAAGAAATTGATGGCAAGATTATTCCTCGTACAAAAGGTACATCTCCTATCGATTCAAACCCTTGGATTCCTCTTCGATTCAATGTGGTTGATGGCGAAGCTTATGGGCGTGGTCGCGTCGAAGAGTTCTTAGGTGACCTTAAAAGTTTGGAGGCTTTGTCTCAAGCTATCTGCGAAGGCTCTGCAGCTGCTGCAAAAGTTGTTTTCACCGTATCACCTTCGAGTACAACTAAGCCAGCTACTCTTGCAGCTGCCGGTAACGGAGCAATTGTACAGGGACGACCTGATGATATTGGCGTAGTTCAAGTTGGTAAGACAGCTGATTTTGCAACTGCTTATCAGTTAATTCAAACCCTTGAACGTCGGCTGTCAGAAGCTTTCCTTATCTTGACTGTTAGACAGTCTGAGCGCACTACAGCGCAAGAGGTCCAGATGACACAAATGGAACTTGAATCTCAACTAGGTGGATTGTTCTCTCTGCTTACTGTTGATTTTCTTGTCCCTTATCTCAATAGAAAACTTAAGACCTTCCAAAGCGCAGGTAAGATTCCTAAGATTCCAAAAGATGTTGTAAACATTACTATTGTTGCTGGCATTAATGCTCTTGGTAGAGGTCAAGACCGTGACAGTCTGACTCAGTTCTTGCAGACTGTTGCTGGAACTATGGGTCCTGAAGCTATCAGTCAATACATTAATCCACTTGAAGTAGTTAAGCGGCTAGCAGCTGCTCAAGGTATTGACGTCCTTAATCTTGTTAAGACAGAACAACAGATGCAGCAAGAGATGCAATCTCAGATGCAACAACAACAAGATATGGAGATGACAAAGCAAGCTGGTAAGTTTGCACAAGTAGAACAATCAGCAGCCGAAGCTGAAATGGCTGCACAACAATAAAGCACCCACTTAACTTATGTCTGAAACACTTACTTATACTGAAGAGTCTAGCACTGAACTTAATGCAGATGAACAGGAGTCTCTTGCTGTTGGCGAACAGATGCAACAGGAACAAGAAACCCTGTTGGCTGGTAAATATAATTCACCAGAAGCACTAGAGAAAGCCTACCTTGAACTGCAACAAAAGCTAGGTTCCAATGAAGAAACACCGGCAGAATCAGCAGAAGAACCTGCTGAAGAACCTGCTGAAGAGTCCACTGAAAAAAATCAGGAAAATATTTTTGATTCTTTGTGGGATGAATATAGCAGTAATGATGGTGTATCTGAAAATCTTATTAATTCATTGAAAGAGATGGATACGGCTGAGTTGGCTGAAATGTATTTGCAGCAACGTAGTCAAACCGCACCTAGTGATTTCACTGACGATCAGGTTGAAACCCTTCAACAGGTTGTTGGTGGTTCTGAACAATACGGAAGTATGATCGAATGGGCTAAGAGCAACGCTGACCCTAATGAGATTGAGTTGTTCGATAAAGTCATGGAAGGTGGTGATGCGGCAAGTGCATACTTTGCTATTCGCGCAATGGGTCAACGATGGGCTGAATCAGTTGGATACGAAGGTGATTTGATTCAAGGCAAAGCACCACGTAAATCCGATGGTAATAAATTCCGTAGTCAGGCTGAGCTTGTTAGTGCTATGAATGACCCACGATATGAAAGTGATCCTGCATATCGAGAAGATGTTATTGAAAAACTGGGTCGTTCTGAACTTAATTTCTGATGTCACAACAATCTGATGTACTACAGGCTTACGTAACACGTTACGAGCCTGAACCTGAACAAAAAGAACAATCTATTAAATCAGAATCTGATACTGAAGAGTCTGGTGAGGAAGACCAAGATTCTTAGTTTTTAGATTAACCGGCCTACCGGGGGCCGAATAATACCCGTACTTCTGGCTTGTATAGCCGAAGGGACGGTTTAAGGACCGAGTCGTCGGAAGCTCGGGTCTAAGACAATTGAATAGTAGGAGGAGCACCTCAGAGTCGGACTCCTCCTGCCTATGGCACCAAGCCCGTACGCGGACACCTTGGCTGCCGTCTAGACGGTGGGATAGACCACAAACTTCAAAGCTTTGAAGAGACTGATTTATACATTCTCTTTTTTATAATGGCACAACAAAATTCTACCTTGACCACTAGCCTCACACGGCCTGGTCAGGCTAACTCTGCGGGCGACGCTCGCGCTCTCTACTTGAAGCTTTTTAGTGGAGAGATGTTCAAAGGATTCCAGAACAACACCATTGCTCGGGATCTGATCATGAAGCGTACCCTGAAGAACGGCAAGTCTTTGCAGTTCATCTACACGGGTCGCACCAAATCGGAGTTCCACACTCCTGGTAACAGCATCCTCGGTAACTCCGACGGTGCACCTCCTGTGGCCGAGAAGACCATCACTGTTGATGACCTTCTGATCAGCTCGGCTTTCGTCTACAACCTCGACGAAGTCCTCAGCCACTACGACCTGCGTTCTGAGATCTCCCGCAAGATCGGTTACGCACTGGCTGAAAAGTATGACCGTCTGGCATTCCGTGCTGTTGCACGTGGTGCTCGTCAGGCATCCCCTATCACCAAGACTGGCTTCGTTGAGCCTGGTGGTACTCAGATTCGTGTTGGTGCTACCACCAATGATTCTGATGCATTTAACTCCAGCAATCTGGTGGCTGCTTTCTATGACGCTGCTGCTGCTCTGGATGAGAAGGGTGTCTCTTCTGATGGTCGTGTCGGTGTGCTGAACCCTCGTCAGTACTACGAACTGATCCAAGCTGTTGGTTCTAACGGTCTGGTTAACCGCGATGCTCAAGGTACTGCTCTGCAAGGCGGTAACGGCATCGTTGAGATTGCTGGTATCAAGATCTACAAGTCCATGAACATTCCGTTCTTGGGTAAGTACGGTACTGCTTACGGCGGAACCACTGGTGTCACTGCTCCTAGCAACACTGGCTCCTTTGTTTCTGAGTCCCTGGAAGATGCTTCTGGTGCTCAGACCGGTATCAATAACGATTACGGTACTGCTTCTGAAGTCGGTTCTAAGTCCTGCGGCTTGATCTTCCAAAAGGAAGCAGCCGGTATGGTCGAAGCCATCGGTCCTCAGGTGCAAGTCACCAGCGGTGACGTGTCCGTTGTCTACCAAGGCGACGTGATGCTCGGCCGTCTGGCCTGTGGCGCAGACTATCTGAACCCTGCAGCTTCTGTTGAGCTGTATGTGGGTGCTTCTGCTCCTTCTGCATTCTGATTTTATTTACACACAAGGGATCCTTCGGGGTCCCTTTTTTTTATTCTGAGATATGTCACTTCCTTCAACTACTAAAGAGTTAGATGCTGTTAATGATATTTTAAACTCAATTGGACAGGCGTCTGTAACTTCTATAGATCAAACAAACCCGGACGTTTCGCTTGCCTACAGAACTCTCCTTAGTATTTCACGAGAAGTGCAATCAGAAGGATGGTCTTTTAATGAAGAGTATGACGTTCAATTTTCAGTTGATTCAGTAACTAAAAAGATTGCCGTACCTCCTGATATTATTAACATTGATGCTACAAAAGAATATTACCAATATGACACTGTTGTTCGCAATGACTTCTTGTATGACAGGTGTGAACAGACAGATATATTTGATGTAGATTTTATTAAGTGTAATATCACACGTTTATATTCATTTGATGATCTGCCTCATTACGTAAAGGATTACATTGTTGCACGAGCAGCAGCTGTAACTTCCACTCGTATTGTTGGTGATCCAACGCAGTATCAACTTCTAAAAGAGCGTGAAGTAGAGGCTCGTTCCCGCTTACTTGAAAATGACTGTAAGACTGGTGACTACAGTTACTTTGGATACGAAAACGGTAAACAAAATTACTACACCCCTTACCAACCATTTAGAGCATTGCAACGATAATGGCAGCAGTTACACAAAACATTCCTTCTTTTTTGGGTGGTGTTTCTACTCAACAAGATACAAAAAAAAAGCCAGGCCAATTAACTGAATCTATTAATGCCTTTCCTGATCCAACCTTTGGTTTGACCAAGCGGCCTGGCCTCAAGTTTATCCGTGAGCTTGTAGGATCAGCAGATGTTTCTAAATATGATGATGCTAAATGGTTCTTTATCAATAGAAGCTCTACTGAGCAGTATTTATGTGCAATTCATAAAGAGCCTTCAGCAGCTAATGATGGTGTTTCTATATGGAACATTAAAAAAACAGGTAACAGTTATACAACCGTCGCTATTACAAGCGAGACTACTTCTGGACAAAACTATCACCCATATCTCAACCTCACCTCTGCTACTGACCTAAAACCTGCAGACAGCTACGAAGTAGTTACAGTACAAGATACTACATTCATTGTTAACAAAAATACTACAGTTGTTGAACAGCCTGCTCCTACTTATGTACCTAAACAGTATGCAACTATTCGTCTAAAGGCTGTTAATTACAGTGCTAAATACAAGGTTACTATTGACGGTGTTTCTTATTCAGTGAACACCAGGAATGGTGATGATACTTCTAACAATGCGGTGCATACTGATGCTCTAGATGCAGAAGAGGTTCTTACTGATTTAAACACAGCAATTACTGGTTCGTTTACTAAGTATCAAACAGCCACTTCACTTATTATTTATAAAGCTGCTGGAAATATTGATATTAAGGTAGAAGGTGGTACTGATGGTCAAGCTTTAGAAGCTTTTGTGACTGAGGTTGACAGTATATCTGATTTACCTAATGAGTCTTTACAAGGCCGCAAGGTAAAGGTCGTCCCTGTCAATGCTCAGAACTTTGCCTACTGGGCTGAGTTTGAGACTGTTTCTGGTACAGCTGGTTCTATTGGTCCTGGTTCTTGGATTGAATGCCGTGATCCTTCTGTATCTCCAGGTCTAGATACATCTACGATGCCTATTGAACTTAAAAACACAGCAGTTAATGCTTTCACTATTCAAACTATTAAGGATGTGCTAGATCCTACTCAATCAGGCTATGTAGGTCGCCTTGTCGGTGATTTGCAAACTAACTCTTCGCCTAGTTTTGTTGGAGCAAAAATTAGCAATATCTTTTTCCACAACAACCGTCTAGGCATGTTGTCAGAAGATAATGTAATCATGAGTCAAGCTGGCGAGTTTTTCAACTTTTATCACATCACTGCATCTACTGTATCTGATGCTGATCCGGTTGACATCAACGTATCTAGTACAAGACCTGTCAAGCTGACCAGTGTTCTTGCTAGTCCCCAAGGTGTGCTGCTGTTTTCTAGGGACCAACAGTACCTGTTGTACTCAGAAAATGGAAACCTTACACCAAAGGACTCTTTGATTACAGGTATTTCTAGCTATGAAACAGATCCTGCAATTGCTCCAAAGGACGCTGGTGACTTTAAAGTATTTGTCAGTAAAAGTGCTGCATATACACGTGTATTTACTTATCAACCAGTCGAACGTGGTCAGCCTCGTGTTCTAGAAATTGGGAAGGTTGTTCACACTTACATACCTTCTCAGGTACGTCGCATGGTTACAAGTTCACAAAATGCGATGGTAGGTTTCTATGACACGTCTGACGCCACAGAGTTCGATGGGAAAGAGATCTTCTTTTTTAAGAACTTTAATGATGGTCAAGCTAACGTCATGCAGTCTTGGTTTAAATGGAGGTTGCCTGGACGTGTGTTGTTTGCTGAGATTATTGACGATGAGATTATTTGTGTACTTAAGTCAGACTCACAGATTTATGCATTGTCTGCAAACCTGACCAACTCACCTAGTGACAAGTTAATTACTACTAAAACTGGTAAGTTTATTCATCCTTATATCGACTACTACACGACACCATCTGCTATCACATATAGCAATGGCATTAATAAATGTACCGCTCCTTTCAATTTTACAACTGAAGGTTTGACACCTGTAGTCATGATTGGTGGTGAAATCCAAGCAGGTAGTACTGAGACAAAGGAAGGCTTTTTCTTTACTCCAACAGTGACTACTGAAAGTGGAACTAATTACTTCAGTTTTGAAAGTATTGACTTTTCATCAACACCTGCAAAAGTAATTATTGGTTATAGGTTTGACTTAGACATCACACTTCCTACGTTCTATTTTCAGCGTACTCCTGACGGTGCAAATCCAGACTACACAGCATCGTTGACTATTTCACGAATGAAGTTTTCGTTAGGTGAATCAAATGCATTTAACTTCCTAATAACTTCTGCTGGTCTCAGTGACTACACAGAAGTAGCAACCAATATCAGAGCAGATTATTATCTAGCAAACGACGTGACGATTGAAGACAGTCTTGTAGCAGAGATTCCTATTTATCAACGCACAGAGAACTTTACTCTTAAGTTAACAAGCAATAAGCCACTTCCACTGTCTCTTCAATCGATGAGGTGGGAAGGTATTTACTCTCCACGTTTTTATAGGAGGACATAATGTTTAATCCAAAAGAAAATCTTTTAGATCAGCAGTTAGCGGAATCTGGCTTAGAGATGACTGTGGCTATTGACCCAGTCTCTGCTGGCCTTGGAGGTGCTTCGCTGCTTTTAGGTTTCTTCGGCCAGTCTCAAGCTTCTTCGGCTGCCGCCGCACAAGCTAAAGCTTATGAAGACCAACGTAAATATGCAAAGAAAGTTGCCGATCTTCAGCTTCAAGATCGCATTGATTCTTATAATTATGCATATGATACGTATGAAATTACACTTGCAAATTATGAGGCTGAAAAGAAATACCAACGCAAGTTACGTATTGAAGAGTGGAAGCAAGCAAATAAGATTAGAAAACGCGCATATAATGACGCTGTAGATGCTTACAATGCTTCTGTAGATGCTTTTGAAGATCAGATAGATTTTAATCAGACAGCTGCTGACGTAGCCGTACGTGATTCACAGCGTGTCCTTCAAGAGCAATATGATGCGATTGCTTTTGAAGCTGAGTCTCTAAAGCTTGACCTCGAATTTAGTCGTGAACAAGCAAGCCTTGACTTAGAAGGTTTGAACAGAGCAGATGAACAAGCTAAAAGGCGCGGTGAAATTGAGAAATCAAAAGTCCAGCAACAGTTCGATGCTGCACGTGCTCAATTCAACAATTCATCAGCAGAGTTAGCTGCTCTTACAGATTCTGCTCGTGCGGATACTGCTGAGAAACTCCGTATCCAGCGGTTTCAATCCCTCTTAGAAGAGGGTACAGCACGTGCCTCTGGTCAAGCCGGTCGTAGTGCAATGAAGGTCCAAAACTCTATTGCTGCACAAGCTGCGTTGGCTCAGCAATCGATTGTTGACGCATTGGTACGTAATGATGTCATGACAGCTATTGAGAAACGTAAGCTTGTCAGTGGTCTAAATAATGCCCAGAGAAGTGCTCAACTTAGTATGCGTGATATTAATGAGCAACTTTATAATGGTTTTGAAGAACGCAATGCAGAACGTCTTGGTATTGGTCTTAAGCAAGTTCAAGAAGCACGGCGGATGGGTCTAAATATTGAACAACTTACTGCTTCACGAAAGAGTGCATCAGATCAATATGATGCTGATGTCAGTCAGATTGAACTTGACCAATATGCAGCCAATGTGGCGGCTCAAAATAATATCTTACCTAAGCCTGTCTATCCGGACAAGTTGCCTAAACCGATTAAACCGCCTGAACCAATTCTGCAAGAACCACTTAGGCCAAATTTTGAAGCTATTCAAAAACTAAATGAAGACGCCGGTGACGCCATTGTCGGAAATTATGCACCATCACTCAGTACGGGATCACTGCAGATGGCACTAAGCGGTGTTAACCAGCTTTATCAAGGTTTGAAAGCTAACAGATCTACACCTACACCTACACCTACACCTACACCTACAACCCCAACTCAAACTAGAATTTCTAACATTACAACTCCAACACCGGACATTGGTGACTTAAGTTAAATGGCAAAATTTACAGGGTACGCCCGGAGCAGGGGTTTCCAAAACATTCCTGTTCGTGATCAATCTAAACAAATACAGCAACGAAGCTCCGATGTTCTACGGGACATGGAAGCTACGCGTCAACGTAACTTACAAGTAGCTAATCAGCATCTGCAAGACCTGCGTGATAAGCATGAGCTTGAACGACAGAATCGTGCACTCAACGAAAATATTCGTAGAGAATATGCAGATGCTTATATCAATGCTTATTCACGTAATGCTGAAGCACAGGTAAAGGGTCAATTTCAAGCAATTGAAAACAAGCAAAAATTAGTTAATGATCTTTTAGGCTTTTCTCAAACTCTTGTAGGCATTGCTCAACAACAAAATGAAAAGTACAAAGAAGATCAACTAAACCAAGCTAATGTACTTGCTTCTAGGTTTGGCGTTACAGGTCAGCAGTTTCAACAGCTACAAACTCTTAAGGGAGTTTTAGATCAGAATGAACGTGAAACTGCGCCTGTCTACGAAGCAATGCTACGTAGAGGTGCTACTGCTGAAGATTTAAATACTCTTATTAATGCTTCTGGTTTCTCTAAGTATGCCTTTAGTGTTGCCTCTATGCAGCAGTCTGGCGCAGCTTTGGAGAGGTATATCTCTGACAATGCTGATACCAAGATTCAAGGGTTTAGTACCTCTCTAAATGCTGCTGAGCAAAAAGGTCTGCCTGAATACAATGACATCCTCTTGCGTATGCAACAGGACTTTGTCGTTGATCAACTAGCTGGGTTTGACCCTGCCTTTATTGCAGAGCACGCAAAGCCCTCAATGGATCGTACTCTTGCTCGTCGGCAAGATTACGCACGTACTATCCGCAATAAGGAAAACGCTAAAATATTTGATGCAAATGTACAGCAAGAATTTGCAACTTTAGCTGAAACTGGTGGAGCTGCTGCTGTCCTGGCGCGGCTCCAAGATTTAACTGGTCCTGACAAAAGACAATTTAAAGGTATTGTCAGTAGGTATATCCCTTATCTGACTGAGCTTGCAGAGCAAGGGTCTTTGCCAGATCACTTTGTTACGGACCTTGCTAATCAACCGTTGCAGATAGGTAATCAACAGCAAAAGTTTGGTTCTCTTCATAGTGCTGCTATTGATCGTTTGCGTATTGCTGAAGCTGAAGGCATGGCAGAAGAACGCAAAACAATTCAGGCTGAGTATCAACTATCACGCACTCAAACCAAACAGGTTGTACGTACTGTTGAGCGTGACATGTCAGAAAAAGCCCGTAGTGGTGCACTGCAATATCAAGATGTAGTTGCAACCATTCAGCAAATGCAGAGTCGCCCTGACATGTTTGAAGATGAAGACATCAGCAAAGTTAAAGCGTTTCTTCCTAAAACTCCAGACGCTACTGCTGCTGAAAATACTATCCGTCAGTGGGATCTAAGTTTTAAGCGTGATCGTCAGTTACCTTCTATTCCGGAAATCAGTGCTTCGCCTTTGCTGCCTGAACAGAAACTTGAATGGTACGACAAGGTCAACAAAGAGATCGAAGCTGGTCTTGATACTGACCAAAAGTCTAGACGAGATCTTTTCCTCAAATCATCTTTGATGCGTGAACTAAATATTGCTGATGCCACTATGGATCAGTGGGGGATGGTTCACCCTTCCGTTCACAATCTTTACTTTCGCCTACAGCAAGATTACGACGATCTTTTTAGTAGTGATCTTACACAAAA